GGAGTTGCTTACGGAATTATCAGTAAAGGCGCGGCCTCAACTGGATGGTCTGTCAATGTCACCTCAGGCAATAAACTTCAGTTCAGTTATACCGCGTCTAACCTAACTGGCGCTACCTCGTTGGCTTCGGCCACTTGGTACTACTTCGCTGTGGTGCGATCTGGCAGCGCGACCGGAAACTTGAAGGTTTATTTAAATGGATCGCTTGATGCCACTAGCGGCGGCGCTGTGACGGACAACTTCAACCAAACAAGTATTTTGTATGTTGGCGCTGATCGGATTGGAACTAGCGCCTTAAACGGATACCTGCAAGACATTCGGGTTACCAAAGCCGCTCGCACTATCACTACGCCAACAGCAGCATTTCCAACGAGTTAATCATGCAAATAGCTAACCAAAATCTTGTCATCAAGGACCACACTGAGTGGTTTCCCAATACATCGTTTGGTGACCGCGGCCCATCTTTGGATTGGATTGCCGAGCAAGGCTACTACGTCATCACAGTGTGGAAGCCCTACGACCACGCAACGCAAAAGCTAGTCTCTGCCGATCCTCACCTTTATGACGGTATGTGCTGCATCGTTGACGTTGAGCCCCTGACTGCTGAAGAGCTTCAGTCACGGATTGACACGCAATGGGCCGTGATTCGCAATCAACGCAATCAGATGTTGAAGGACACTGACTGGACTCAGGTTGCGGATTCTCCGGTTGACAAGGCGGCATGGGCTACCTATCGCCAGGCGCTGCGAGACATCACCACGCAAGACGATCCGTTCAATGTGACATGGCCTGTTGAGGGTTAATTATGGCTCAGGCAACCTTCACCCCCATCCAGCTCTATTACAGCTCAAACGCTGGAGCAACGCCGTCTACGACAAACCTGACGTCGGGTGAACTTGCCATCAACATCACAGACGGGAAGCTGTTCTATAAGGACAATACCGGGGCGCTGCAGGTTATTGCTCAGAAGTCTACCGCTTCGACACCGTTTGCTGTTTCGGTTGGCGGGACTGGAATAACCTCCCTAACCACGGGCGGTATTGCTTACGGTGGCGCAACTACATACGCTTTTACTGCCGCGGGTACGGCCGGGGATGTTCTAAAGTCAAACGGAGCCGGTGCCCCTACCTGGACGACGCCTGCGAGCGCCAACACCCCCTCGGCTCTGGTTATCAGAGACGCCTCTGGAAACTTCTCTGCGGGCACGATAACGGCTGACTTGACTGGGACAGCCTCTACCGCAACAAGCCTCTCTGGTGGCGCTACAGGGGCCGTCCCGTACCAGTCTGCAGTGGGGGCGACGACATTCCTGGCTGCAGGAGCATCTGGGACGGTACTTACGATGTCCTCTGGCGGGGTTCCCCAATGGTCCACGGCCGGCACATCGACTCTGGCATCAAACCTTGCAGGAGGCACGGCTGGGGCGCTTGCGTATCAATCTGCACCAAACGCGACCTCATTCTTGGCTGCGGGGGCTGCTGGCCAGATTTTGACATTGACCTCTGGCCAGATTCCTGCCTGGGGTAATTTGACTGCCCCCACCTCGGTTGCGAACATCACTGGCGGCGCCGCTGGGTCTGTTCCGTACCAGACCGCCGCGAGCACAACAACATTCCTGCCTGCCGGTACTAGTGGACAGGTTCTGACTTTGACGTCGGGCCAGATTCCTGCTTGGCAGACTCCTGCAGGCGTCACCTCGATAGCGAACATCACCGGCGGGAATACGAACACGATCCCTGTTCAGACCTCGGCCAACAACACTAACTTTATTAGTGCGCCTACGGGTGATAGCTACCTAAACTACACCGGTAGCGCCTTCCAGTGGTCAAACCCTGTTACGAGCGTCTCTGCCGGCACCGGGATGTCCTTTACGACGATTACTGCCTCTGGCTCAGTTGCGATTGATACGGCGGTTGTGCCGAGGTTTGCAAATGCTGGAACGTTTACCGCAACTCAAACGTTCTCAGGTTCCTCAAGCGTGGCGGCTCTTGCGTTAAAAAATGCGCTTGAGACTTGCACGATCAACGCTAGCGCGGCGTCTGGCACAATCAACATTGACGTTGCTACTCAGTCCGTTGTGTACTACACCGCGAACGCCAGCACTGCCTGGACAGTAAACCTTAGGGCAAGCTCTGGCACGACGCTAAATTCGTTTATGGCGGCGCAGCAGTCTGTAACGGTGGCGATGCTTGTCCAGACAGGGGCAACGACGGCAGCCTACCCAACGGCCATCACGGTTGACGGTGCTGCCCCTGCCCTAGTTAAGTGGCTGGGAGGGACGGCCCCGACCGCGGGTAACGCGAGCAGTATTGACGTCTACTCCTTTACGGTCATCAAGATTGGGCCGGCAATATACACCGTCCTGGCCTCTCAAGCCAAGTTCGCATAATCATGCCCCTCCTCTGCACAACTGGAGCCGCCTCCGCCAAGGGGTTTGGCAACCTTTATCAGCAAATTGTTATTTCTAGCACAGGATGGGCTAGTAGTCTTGGTTTCGGTGTTAATTCACCAGTGTCTATGGTGCTTGACTCCAACAACAATATTTATATTTCAGGGCAGTCAAACGTAATTTTTAAAATAGCATCAAACGGCAACCAGGTATGGCAAAGAATAATCCAACAAAGCGGCTCCGGTTTTAGGGATTTGCAAATTTATTCAATTGGAGTTTTAAGTTCAAGCTTGATTTCAGTGGCCGGTCAAACATCTAACGGTGCCGCTTTTTTTCTTCCAGCATTTTCACTGGTAAATGTTGACGGAACGGTCTCTTCGTCCCGTTACTTTACATCTGCTGCTTATGACTTTATTGACAGCCAAACAATTTCTAGCGCAGGCTCCATATATTTATGCTATAGATCTTCGTCAAATTATAATTTGGTTAGGGTTTTTAATGGGGTTGGGGTTGCAAAGAAAAAGTATACAAACGCATCTCACGGCGTAAAATTCATAGGAAGTGGAGCCGACGATACTGCGTACCTAGGGGCGACATCATCGTCTATTCCGTGCATAACAAAAGTTGATTCAAATTTATCAATTTTGTGGAAGCTAAACGGTAATTTTGTTTTTAGAAGAGCCTTAGAATTAAACGGGTTTGTGTACGTTACTGGGTACGACACATCTTCATCTGACGGCGTCATATTAAAAATTAACGCTAGCACTGCCGTCCTTGTTTGGGCAAAAAAGTATTTGGCTGGGGTTTTGTCTTCGGTTGCGGCGGACTCCTCAGGCAATATTTATGTTGCCGGAAACACAAGCTTCGATAAAAAAGGCATTGTTTTAAAATTTGACAGTAACGGCAATTTGATATGGTCAAGGTCAATTTTAATTAGCGGCCTAGTTTCAAGCCAATACACATATATTCCGTCTATTGTTGTAAATAATACAAACAACACCTTTTGTGTGCAATTTGCGGTTAGCTCTTCTTCTACCTCTTGTTTTATGCTGTCCGTTCCAAATGACGGTACCTTGACGGGGACTTATACGGTAGGCGGCACGACTTTTGGTTACAGCGATACCTTTGCAAATTATTCTTCTATTTCGCCGTCATTCTCTTCTCTTTCAATGTCTCTTGCTGCCAATTCCGGCAATGAATTCTCGTTCACTCTTTCTCCGTCGGCGGGATCGTTGACCTATAGCAAGATTTCTATCCCATAAACATAGTTGGTTATTATGGTTACCTTATCTGACGTTGATCACAAAATTGATGCCCACGTTGACATTTGTGCTGTCAGGTACGAGGGCATTGAGAAAGAGATGCGCGGTGTTCATGCCCGAATAAAGAGGCTTGAACAGATCTTTATTACAGGCGCCGGGGCAATCATCGCCCTACTCATGACAGTCATATTAAAGATACACAGCTAGGTTTTCGGTGGTGTAAAATCCGCTCGGGCAGCCGCCCAACCAACTTTAGGGGATTTTCATGGACGATTTGATCATTGAAGTTATTGATGGATCAACGCCGCTTGAGGCCTTGAATTCGCTTTTTTCTGTTTCGTTCGCAGTTGCTGCCGAGAATGGCATCAGCGAGTTTACATTGACCCGCTTGTTTGACGCTCAAATATCTGCTCATTTTGAAATTGCCGACAAGGCTGAAGAAGACGCTGAAGTCGAAGAGGGCGGCGAAGAAGACGACGAGTAAGAACAGGGCCCTGGTGGTGAGCTGCCAGGGCTCAATTAAGGGGCGGACATGGAAATTGCTGAACTTTTCCTGAAAGCATGGCCGGTGCTCCTTGGTCTGGTGACGTTGATCATCGTGTTGTCCAAACTTGATCTGCGGGTTGCAGTGCTTGAGGAAAAGGTCAAGTCCGCGTTTGAGATCATCAACAAGATGAAGGACAAGCCATGAGCGAAAAACTTGAAGCCAAGAGTCAGCTTATCGAGAAGACCGCCTTTGCTGTGCTT